CACCCAACCTCCACCAGCCGCGGGGGCGGCGCGCGTACCGTTCGACAGCAACGACACGCTGGATTTCGACCAGAGCGCGATCGACGCCGGCCGCATCACCCTCGAGCAGGCGCTCGCCGCCGACCAGAAAATGATGCTCGCGTCCAACCAAGGCAGCGGCGCCTGCCGCAAGGCGTGGGTCGAATTGCCGGCGCCGATGCAGCACACGCTGCGCTCCGCGCTTGAGAACCGCTATAAGCCCGCCGCCCGGGCCGCCGACGCCGACGCCGACACCGCCCCTACGCTCACGGCGCCCTACTAATGACGCACATAACGCCGGAACTCACCAACCTGGAATATCTGCTTCTCGAACAGTTCGTCGGCCGCGACGAAATCAGCATTGACGAACTGGTCGATCGGCTCTACGGGCAGCGCCGCGACGGCGGCCCGGATTGGGGGCATTCCGTGATCTGGGTCACCAAGTTCAAGCTCAACAGAAAACTGCGCGCGATCGGGTTGACCATCGTGCCGGTGTTTAAACGCCCGTGCTGCTATCGGCTGACGCGGGTGCCGGGTAGATGACCTCGACCTCCTCATCGGTGGCGTCGAGCGTTTCAAACAATTGCAGCATCAGCGCTTTCGAGAGGTCGCAGACACGGCCGGTGTCGACGTGCGGCCCCCAATCGGCACACCACGCATACGCCTCACGCCCATTGCCGCGCACCAACGCCAGCCGGTGCGGGTTGGCGAGATCGGCCTTGCTGGTGCCGGCCGCATCGTAGTCGAAGCGGCAGGCGATGAAATTTACCTGCTCGCTGTTCAATCGCCGGGCGAGGCCTGACGTAGATGGCGGCTGTTGTTCGTAGAACAGGTGCGGCGCCGCTTCCACGGAAAATATGAAGGCAAGGTCTTCGTCGGGTGCGACGCCGGTATCGGTTTTGCCGCCGAACCAGCTGCAGCGGCCGGCGGTGGCAAAGGCGTGCGACGGCGGCGGCTGTTCGGTTTCCGGCGGCTGCTCGACCTCCTCTCCCGACATCACAGCAGCGATCGCTGCGGCGATCTCCTCGGTGTGCGCGCGGTACTTCTCGCTGTCCGGCGTGTTTGTTACAAAGCAAATTTCCAGTAAGCAGGCCCGCTCGCGGGTACCGTTGAGAAACGCCAAATTATCGGTCCACTTGGCGCCGCGGTTCTTGAAGCCGCCGGCCGTGGCCACCGCCGCCGACAATTCCGTGGCCAGCTGCTCCTGGCTGTACCACCACATCTCGGTGCCGTTGGCGTTGGGATCAGAATAGGCATTGAAATGAATTGATAGATCGTAGTCGTGCTCGCCGCCGCCGAACGCGCTGTCATTGTGCCAATTGATAATCCGGTCCAGGTTTTCTCCCTGCGAGGTAGAGACTGTGTCGGTATAGGTTTGGACCTCGACACCAGATGTCTGCAGATAATCCTTAATGCGCGCCATCAGATCGATCGCGCAATCGACCTCGTCCAGTTGCGGCGGCACCGGGTCGCCGCGGGCGCCGCGAATCCGGGTGCCATGCCCGCTTGAGATGGCTATTCTCATTTTTGCTGCTCCAATTTTTGCTCGCGCTGCTCGATTTGCTTGGCGGCGAGGCCATAGGCGCGGCGCAGGTTGGTCATGCCGCGGGTGAAAGGCACCGTGTCGCGGGCACCATCGGCCAACAGCACACCCCACAGCTTGAGAGCCTGTGCATGGTACGCTTCGCTAAGCGCGCGCTTGTCGAGCGCAAGCAGGTGCTGATCGACCGGGATGCCGGCATAGAGATCAACCGATTGCTGTGCCACCGGCCGGTCTTGCTCAAGCAGCAAGCCGACCACCAACAGCAACAGTACGCAGGCGATCAGGATCAGCGCGGCAACCAGTAACCGCAACCACAGCGGCTGCTCGGCGAGCCGCCGCGGCATCCTCACGGCACGAACTCGAGAATAGCGATCACTTGGCCGGGGGACGAAGTGATGGCGTTAATCCCGGCAGTCCAGGGCGGCATGTTCGGCGGCCCCAGGAACAATCCTTGCGACGGCTGAATGGCGATGCAGCCGTTGCCGCCGATCGCCGGCACTGCCGGCAGCGCCGTCACCCATAAGGTAACCGCCGCCGACGGGTTGAAAATGTACAGCCCGATGCGGGTCAGATTTTGCGAGATCGCCTGCACCGGGGTGGTGCCGACCGACGGGGTGGCGATGGCGGTCGGATTGGGCAGCGTGCTCATGAGATCACGATCGGTGGCGGTACCGTCTGCGGCAAGGTCTGCTGCTGCTGCACGGAATTGGTTGTAGCCTGCATGAAGGCGGTTAGCCATGCCAGGAAATACGCCGTCGCCGGCTGCGTCACCGGCGGCGGATTGTTGCCGACCAGGGTGGCGTTGTAGCTGGTGGCAATCCAGCTGAGCATCTGCTGGACATCAGCGTCACTAATCGTGAACGCTTTGGTGGCGTTGATCGAGCCGCCCGCCGGCCAGACCAGATTGCTCGGCCAATGCGTCGGCGCCTGTGCCGGCAATGCGGCAAACGCCGCGCTGGTGATTGTCACTGTTCCCATGGGTCACCTATGCCGTGTCGTACACGTAAAACGAAGAACCGCGCTTGATCGTGGTGGCGGTGGCGTTGCTGACCGATTGCGCGGCCTGCACGGTCAGCGTGCCGGCGGCATTGACCGTGATGGTGCCGCGTATCTGGGCATGGCCGGCGGTGCCGGTGGTGGCGGCATTGGCCACCGCGGCGCCGAGCGCCGCGCCCTGGGCGTTGCCCTTGATGCCGTTGGCAGCGCTGTCGACAATCCAGCCGTCATAGAGGATTGCCGTCGCCGTCGCCGTGCCGCCGATCGCCAGCTGGATGCCGCCCGCCGCCGCATCCGTCCAGATAATGTCGGCCTCGAACGCGTAGGTGCGGCCGGCCTGCACGTTGACACTGAGCCCGGCAACATTGGCGAGCGTGATGTTGGAAGTGATGGCGACATCGGCAGTGACGCGCGATTGCCCGCCCCACTGGAACCACCCTGCATTACTCCCGATAGTACCAGTACCGATGCCCAGCACGCTTACCGCAACCCGAGATAAACTAATATCCCCATGGCTGAAATCAAAGCCAGTGCCATTGCAATAAAAGAAGCCGTTTCCGTGCATCTGATAACTCGAAGCACCAGCAGCGAAAACAGGTCCATTGGCACCAACGTTCAAACCAACAATGTTCGCGCCATTGACGAAATTTATGGTTCGTACAACGCCTGTTCCTGCTGCCTGCGTGCCGATGGTCAGCGTGTTGGCGGTCGCGTTCCAATCAAGCACACCCCGCTCATAATTATTGACATCGGTGAACGTGTTGTAGACGCGCAGCGACTGCGCGTTGGCGGCGTTGCGCTGCGCAATGATGCCGGCGGCGTCGCGCCACAGTATGGTGTCGCCAGTTCCGGCTCCCAACAACAAACGATCTGCTCGAAAATTGCTGGTACTAGTCGCACCATCGAAAAAGAAATCAATATATGTCGACGTTTGCCCGCTAAACGCCAGTCTTAAATCTGATCCACTTGCGGCAAACAGCCCTATTCCGAAATTAGCGAAAATGAGAGATGGGGCAGTTAAAGTCCCACTATTTTGTGGATCAATAGAAACCTGCCCGGCCTGACCCACTTTGAACTGGTCAAGGGCCGTAGCCTGCAAACGCAGCAGATTGCCGCCGGTGAATGCGCCCTGCGTCGCATTCATCAGGATCGCGTCCTGGCCGTTGGCGGTCCAGGTGTCGGTCAGGTTGTAGAGCGGAACGGTCACCGCCGCTGCCCTCGCACTTCGCCCTGACCGTTGCCGGGAGCAGTCGGCAGCTGTTGGGTCTTTTCCCAGGCTTCGTAGGTGTCGAAGATTTTCTGATCGAGCGGCAGCAATTGCCGCGCCACCTGGGTGCCGCCCTGGCGAATGGCGAGGTCGATGGCACCGCGCAGGAAGCCGATTTCATCCTTGGAAAATTCGATCACGATCATGGCCGTTGATCCACGACTAGGGTCACACCATCACGCAAGGTCACACCAGTTATGCCATCGCGCAGAGTAACTGAGGTCGGGCCGAGCCCACCGCCACCGCCACCACCGGGCGGGAACGTGCCCGGGCGCGGGAAAATGTTGCCCAACCCGGTCCCGGTGAACATCAGTACAGCGCCAGCACCAGGGTGGCGCTGCCGGCGGTGAAGGCGTTGATCGCGATCGGCAGCAAGGTGCCAGCCGCTATTCCCGAATAGGTGACAACATTGCCGGTTGTGGTGGTCACCGTCATGGTGCCGGCGCCGCCCACCCAAACGGCGCGCGTGGTTTTCGCCAGCGGCGTCGCCGACGGCGTGATCACCGCCGCGTCGAGAATACTGTCGGAAGTGATCGCCATGACATCACTTGTAAGACACCGTGATGTCGGGTGCGCCCGTGATCACGATGGTAAGGCCCAGGTTGAATGCGACGTTGTAGGACAGCGCCACCAGCTGCGGCGACGCCGGCACGGTGATGGTGCCGATCTTGGTGCCGGCGGCAGTAAGGCTATCCCACAGGGTGACCGTCGCCGCCGCTACCGGATTATTGAGGATGATGCGGTTGAGCACGCCCGGCCCGGCCTTCACCGTGGTGGTGCCGGCGGCGGTGAGGTTGAGGTAGCTGTGGTCGCCGTCGATCGCGGCCATGCTCAGTAACCGGGATTGCCCCCGCCTTTCTTGCGCCGCGAAAACCCGGTGTCGGCCATGCGCGCTGCGTGGTTTCGCTCCGACAGCGGCCCGCTGTGGCCGGTTTGCCGCACCAGCGGGTCGGGATGACGCGGCCCGAGCTTTTCGTTGAGCCCGTTGTTACAGAACCAACGCGGCGCCAGCCGCGGGTTGAACGACCCGTATACCAGCCGGTCCATCAGATTGAACTTGCCCATCAGTACCTCCTCGACCGGCGCGCACCGCGTCGCGATTTACGCTTGCCGCGCTTGCCGCCGCGGCCGCTCTCGCGCTGCTGGCGATAGGCGGCGGCGGCGGCCTGCCGCGGGTCATGGCCGCTGCGAACCATTTCACGGATGTTTTCCGATCTAGTGGCGTCGGATGTTCCTCGCTTTAAAGGCATTGATCCTTACTCCTGATTCATCCGTGGATCGGCGGCCCGAACGCATGCCAACCCAGCAGCACCAGCAAAATAAACAGCAGGATATTCCCTGGTATCCAACCCTGCCAGTTGGGCCATGCATGCCATAGCCCGAACACCAGCCAGATCAGCATCAGTATCCAGAATGCCAGCCCGAGCGTCATGCATGTGACCCGCGTTGCCAGTAAAGGATAACCTGCGGAAGCACGAACACCAGCGAATAGGCTATCGCGGCATAGAGCCGATCGCTCGACGGCGCGTACACGGTGAACCCCCAAATTCCGGCGCCGGTGATCACCGCGATCAGCAGCAAGACCCGCGTCGCGCAGATTGTCGCGATCGCGCGCGAGACATCGATGAACGACCGCGCATTGCTATCATCCGCGATCGGCGCTGCCGGCGGATTGTCGGCAAACAATCGACTGATGCTCTGCTCGCTCAATCAAAAAACCCTTTCATATCGCCGCCGTCGATCTTGTGTTTGATGGCCAGCAGCTTGATGCCGGCGTTGATCGCGGCGGTGCGGTCCTCCGGTTTCGTCTTGCGGTTGGCAAGTATCCGCCGCACCGTATCTTCCAACACCTGCACGAACTCGCCGTTAGCGGCCGTGATTTCCGGCGGCAGGCGTTCTTTCAATGCGACTGACGGCATGGCTCAGTATCTCCCTGTCATTGCGACGGGGCAAGCGGCGATGCACCAGTGGCACCAAGCACCGCCCCCGCTGTTGCTAACGGTGCCATGCGTTCCTGCGCCATCTGCGGCACGATCTCGCGCGCCACCGCGCCGCCGAGCCGTCCCTGCGCGCTCATAAATTCTTGCAGCTGGGCGATCTGACGATCAGTTAAATAGCGACCAAGATACTTGGCAAACAATCCGCCGACTGCGACCGCCGCCCCTTCACCTATGCCGATGCCGTAGCCGGTGAGTCCCGAGATCAGCGCCGTCACCGGGCTGGTCGGAGCAAATTTTGCCAGCCAGCGCGCACGATTAGTAAGCCAAGTGCCCATCACGATGGTTTCCATCCGCTCTCTAACAGCCTCTGACAGACCGCGCGATTTCCTCTCGCTGTCGATAATTTGCCGGATTGCCTCGCGCGACGCATTGATCGCGTTGCGCTCCGTGGCTCCAGCGCGCCGATGCACTGAGGTCATCGCATCTTCGATCAAGCCTAATTGCCGATGCAGTGACCAATCCTGTTGCGCCTGTCGCAATACTGCGGCATCGCGCGCCGCATCGCCGGAAATGACAAACCTGTCGGGTACCTCACCGAGCCACTCATCGATGCCACGCACCGCGCGTCGCGCTGCGGCAAAATTGCTGTCAGCCGCCGTCGGCTTAACGTCGCCCAAGATTCTCCGTAAATCATCGATGTCGGCGATGCTCACGGGGCCCGAGCCGACCGGATGCCTCCCGGCGAAATCGTCGATTTCCCCGTATACCCTGTCGGCCGAACGCGTGGTGAAACGATCGGCGCGCAATCCGGTTCTCAGGTCATTAACCAGCGACTGCGTGCCAGCCTCGCTGAGCCGCGTATCTGACACCTCAAGAAACCGATAGCCGCTGTCAGCCGCTTCTCGGTATTGCTGCCGCGTCGGCAATTGGCCACGCAATTCTGCCAACCGTAATCCGGTAGAAACTACGCTGGGAGCTACACCGCCAACCAAGCCGCCTACCAAGCGCGCATATGGTGCGGCCCCCTTGAACCCCATCGCCTCGGCTGCGGTACCGGCAGTCTCCGAGCCGAGCCCCGTGCCAAGCGCGCTGACGGCGCGCAGCACAGCGCTGCCCGGCGACAGCGCCAACATCGGTGCGGCGCCGACCGCGGTTTCGGTGGCACGGCCAAAAAATCTTTTTGGGGCGGGGATCGCTTGCGTGAGGCTGGGCGCCACGCTCGGACCAGGAGCCGGCTGCGATGCAACCCGCCCAGCCATCGTCGGGTCAGGCAAGCCTTCGCGTGACCCTGTCGCCGGGCCTGTGGTCGTGATTATATCGGGCTTCTCCCGACCATACGGCAGGATGCTGCCCACGGCCTCGGCCTGCTCAAGCTCCCCCATCATGCCGATCGGCGCTTCGATCGCACCGATCAGTCCGCGCAGCGCGCCACGGCCGATGTCAGCCGCCTGCGACGGCTGTTGCTGTGCCTCGAACTGGCGCCTTACCTCATCTTGCGGCATGTCGTCGGGAGCGGTGACCTCGAACCGCTTTCCATCTGCGGTGATTTCCCAGCGGCGCGGCATCAGTCGAGCGGCCTTATGCTAATGCTGCCGCCCGGCTTGCCCGGCGCGCCGGTACCGCCGTGACTCAATTCCGCTTCCATTTTCTTGGCGAATGCATCGAAGTCCTTGTCGGCCGTTTCCGGGTTGAACAGGCCCTTGCCGGTCGTCGCCACCGCCCGTTTTGACGCCTCGATTTCTTTGAGCATTCGATACAATTGTCGCTCATAAGCCGGGGTGCCGATGTTAGGAGCCAACAAATTGATCGCATGCGTCTCCAGCCGATCCTGAACGCGCGGAATACCTTGCGGGTTCATCGCCCGCGTGTAGGCACTGATCAGCGAGAAATTGGCTACCTGGAAGTCGGCATATTTCGGATCGCTAACATTTTCTCGCCACTTGTTCGCCAATTCATTGAACAGCTTCACATCACCGCGCGGCATTGCCTTGGAGGTTTCCAGGGCCTGCGGCAGCAATTCCAGAACTTCATTGCTCGCTGTCTCGATCCTGACCGCCATCCTGGCCTGCAAATCTGCCGCCGCGACCATGCCGCGTTGCCCGGCCAGAAATTTGGTTATTTCCTGATGCGGCGGTTCCTGGCCGTCGTGGTTGGCGCGCCAATCCGCCCTGAACTGCGCCAGCGACATGCCCTGCGCCGAGCGCGGCGGCGACAGCGATTGCAGAAACTGGGCGCTTTCCGCCGAGGTCGGCGGTTGCCCGGTGCGAGCTATGGTTTCCCGCACGAACTGATCATAGGCCTGCTGCCGCGGATTGGCCGGCCGGCCGCGCCCGCCAGGGCCGCCCGCCTGTGCCGGCGGATACGTTGCCATGTTCTGCTGGATCGCGGCTTTCTCGCCGTCAGTATAAGGCATGTTGGTCCTGGGATTGACCGCATGGTCGAAGTAGTCCGGGTCTGCGGTCAGCTTCTGGCGCCACTGCGCCGCCTCCAACCGCATCCCGCTATTAGCTGCCTCGGCCTGCAAATTGTTTACGTCTCTCGCCCGCTCCAGCTTCTTTGTACCCATGGCCATTGCGTCCACGGTCTTGCCGATCTGCAGCATGCTTTGCGCCTCGGCGGCAGCGTACATGGTGTGGTTGCCAGCCTCTACCGCCGACAGCTTGATCGCCTCGATCTTCTGCGCAATGTTCATGTCGTTGCGGTTCAGCGTGTTCTGATACTTTGCCTGCTCGATCTTGTTGTTGGTGAGAACCTGATCGACGCGGTTGTTCCAATCGGCAACCGCGTTCTTATAGGCAAGCTGGTTGCCTTGCTGCCAGCCGTCTGCTGCCGCGGCAAAGGCATTGTTGGCACCCACAAGGTTTTGACGGCTCTTGCTGCCGAACACCGCAGCACCCAGTGCCGACGCGGCAAGAAACATCCCGGTCCCTTTCTGGAACTGCTTCTGATCGGGCGGCGGTTCGCGAACCCGCTCCAGGTTCGGTGTCGGCGGCGGCGGTTTGTTCAACGCTGCCTGCAGCGCCCGAAACAACGGTTCCTGACGGTCGAGGTCCGCTCGCGCAGCCTTTGTCTTTTCATCATGCTCACGCCGCAGAATGTTTAGCTCGGAATTAGGATTGTTCGGGTCTTCCGATGGCAGCACTGCCGGCCGCGGCACCGATGGTATCTCCACCGGCTGCGGCGGCGGCGAAGTTAATGTACGACCGCGGGCCAGCGGCGACGGGTCCATCAGCGCCGTGCTCGGAGCGACGTCGATGACACGCGGTTGAACGATCGTTACGCCGGGGTCGCCACCACCGTCACCGTTGCCGTTCGCAGGTCGGTCACCCTTTGGCATGTCACGCCATCGCTATTAGCGGAAGAATCTGACCCGCCATCTTGGCGACGCTGCCAAACATACTGGCGAAGCTATCTGAATACTGCTTGTCCAACTGTATCTGGGCGTTGCCGGCAGCTTGCAGCGCGTCCATTCCCGCCTTCTCGAACCCGAGCGCCTGCCCGGTCAGGTTGGTGCCGGCGCCTAGCTCGCCGAGGCCGATCTTGATGGTCGTGTCCAAGTAGGATTGCGCCATGGCGGTGACGCGGGTTTCGATGTCGGCCTGGGTGCCGATCTTGCTGGTGTCGGGGCCGGTGCGGCCCATCGCGGCATAGGTCTGCGCAGCAAAATTCTGCAGCCCCTGGCGCGACAACTGCAGCTGCGCGGTCTGCTCGGGGGTAAGTTCGCCGCGCCGCGCCATGTCGAGCGCCTGCTGACCGGACGTGATAAGGCCCTGGCCCTGGCCGAACAGTTGCGAGCCTTGCCCGAATAAGATCGGAGCTTGCCCTTCCAGCTGCTGATACTGCTCGGGCAGCGACGCCGGTCCCTTGGCCATCAGGTAGCCGAGGGCGCCGGCTCCCAGGCCGAGCGCACCCAGATTGAGCGCGCTGCCAAAGCCGCCGCCGCCGCCACCATCCAGCGGCTTCAAGTTGGGGTTGGTTTCCGGCGAGCCGCCGTAATAACCGCCATCGTCGTCGACCGCCATTACGTCACCTTGCTCCCGTACTGCTCGCCGACGTTCTTCGGCAGTCCCTGATCGCCCTGGTCGGTTTCAAGCGGTGACGGCAATCCAGGTTCCGGCCCGACGCCGACGCCAAGCGGTCCCGGCTGCGGAGCGGTGCCGACACCCAGCGGTCCCTGCATCGCCAGCGGCGAAGCCACGGAACCGCCAAGGCCAGGAACCCCACCGAGCGCTGGTGCCGGGCGACGACCCGGTATTGCCGGCTGGCCCGGGGCGATCGGCGCGCCGCTGGTGAGCGGCGCAGGTGCGCCCTGCGCCGTCGGCGCTTGCTGCGCGGTCGGGTCGGCCGGCGGCTGCTGCTCGAAACCAAAGGCGGCGCCGAACATGCCGCCTTGCGAATCGACGCCGCTGAACGGGAACGGTTCGATGCCGAACTGCTCCAGATATTTGGAACCAAACATGGCTAAATCCCCAGGATTTGGCGGATCGCAGCATGCTCATCGCGATGGTAGCCCATCCACCCCATTAAATCATCGGGGTTGTCCAGCCTCACCTGGGTGAGGTCGACGCCATTGACCCCGGTCGCTTGCCGCAGCATCTGATGCACCGCGAAATGGCTCTCCAGCAGCCGCTGCTGGCCCTGGCCGGCGGTGAGAAACTGCAAAAAGTCATAAGGCGGGATCAACACGGCCGGCGACTGCTGCGCCAGCGTCTGCACCATGTTCAGGTGCTCGCGCGCGTGCCCGTCGTCCCAGGCGCCGTAGCCGGCGAGGTCGCCGAACGAAACGAAGTCAGGCCGGAAGTCCGTCATCGATCATCCCCACAGCGTCGTTTCCTGATACTCAATGCCGCAGCCGACCACGATGAAGTTGCCGCTCGCCGGCCCGCTCAGGGTCATGCCCAGGTAGCGGCCGGCACCGTCGGCCACGAACGACACCACCTGGAAGCCGGTGGCGGTCACCGGCTTGGCATAATTGAGCGCACCGTTCTCGGTTTCGATCGTCGTGGTCACGGTTTCCGCCGAAGCAGAAAACACGGCAAAGCCGGCGCGGATGATTTTTTTTCGCTGCAGCGCATTGCCGTGATGGGTGAGCGCGGTCTTGAAGGAAAAGCCGCCGGATGGGAACGCCAGCAACTGGGTGATGTCGCCGAGCGTCGGCGGAAACACGCCGGTGCCAAACACCGCCACCTTGCCGGTGGTCACCGACGGCACGCCGGCCATGGTGCGCAAGGTGGTGCCCTGCGAGGTGAAAAACCACTTCTTGCCGTTGAACACCAAGATCAGCGCGCGCGCACCAAAGGTAATGACGTCGCCATTGCCGACGCCGGCTCCGATGGCATTTGCGCTCATGGTCACAGTGGTTGCGGTATGCGACAGCACGGTCGTGCCGACCGGGATCACTGTTGCGTTGCTGCTGTCCACAATTTGCGAGCCATCGACGACGCCCGCCGTCGAAGCAAAATGCAGAACCGCGGTGCCGGCCGCGGTGGTTGCGTTGGTGGCATACGTGAACACAAATACCGGGTCGTTGTACCTGACCAAGAAACCAATGTTGTGGACGCCATTGATGTCCATCACGGCGGATTGCGGCTGCTGCGAGAAATCGAGCAGCGGCCAGATGCCGTCGAGGTCGTCGGAGATTTTTTGCACGCTGGTGCCGAAAACCGCGTAAATGCCGTTCACGTTCGCAAACATGAAAACGCGGTTGAACGACCTGCAGCTGAGCGGCCAGATCGTGCCCTGATCGCTGCTCAGTGTCAGGATGGTGAACAGCGTGACGTTGCCGCTCGGGCTAAGACTGATATTGCCGATCTGCTTGACTGATTCGTCGCCGAGGATGAACAGATAGTTGTTGAGCGCGCGCAGCGCGGTGATTTTGTGGACCAGGTCAGGGTCGGTGATCAGCAATGCGCCGCTGGCGTTGGCCGGATTGAAATCATCAAAGCCTTGCGTGCCGGTCCATTGCAGCTGCTGGCCGCCGCCGAGCCAGACGCGCCCCTGGAACACGGCCAGCGTAGTGACGGCAGCACCGCCGAGCGTCGGCCAGACATGCGCCGAGGCGGCAGCGCCGCCGCCGGTGGTGGTGAAGGTCACGGCTGGGGCGGTTTGGTAGCCGGTACCGGCAGTATCGATTATCACGCTGCCGACGCCGCTGCCGGTCAACGTGCTGTGGGCAGTGGCACCAGAACCGCCGCCGCCGGCAAAATTGACCACCGGCGGCCCGGCATAGCCTGTGCCGGCGGCATCGATAGCGACGCTCGCCACGCCCTGATTGAGCACCGCGGTCAGCACCGCACCGGAGCCGGCGCCAGGATTGGTGACAGCCACGGTCGGCGGCGAGGTGTAGCCGCTGCCCGGAGTATCGACGATGACCGCACTGATGCGCCCGCCGGCAGCAAAATTGATGACCGCGTGCGCGGTCGCGCCGGTGCCGCCGCCGCCGGTGATCGAGATGCCGGCGCCGAAGGCGTAGCCAAAACCTGTATTCTGCACGCTGACGGACAACACGGGTGAGCCCGACATGACGGCGTGCGCGGCAGCACCCGAGCCGGGACCGACCACGGGACCGAACGACACAACCAGCACATCGGTCGCCAAATAGCCGCTGCCGGGATTGTCGAGCACCACCGAGGTCACCACGCCGCCGGTGAGGACCGCATGCGCGACCGCTGTGCTGAACGTAATGTGGTCGCCGCCGAGCACGCCAGGAGCGGCAACAGGCAGCGACAGCGTCACCGTCGTTGACGTATGCGACACCACCACGGTGCCGGGCTGGATTGCTCCCGCGGACGCCGGGTTGTTGTCGATCACGCCGCCGCCGTCCACGACCCCGGTCGTTACTCCAAAATTGAGCACGCTGCTGCCGGCCGTCGTCGGCGCGCTGGTGGGCAGCGTCGGCTGATTGCTGCCGCCGGTGATTGCAACCGAGGGCGGGCTGGTATAGCCGACGCCGCTCGCGGTCACGATGATGTTCGGCGACACCGTGCTGTTGGTTCCCGCGGTGTGCGCGAATATGTTGCCGTCAAAGGTACAGTAACCGGCCAAGCTATCGGCAATCAAAATGCGCTGCTCTTGCCAGACCGTGACATCGGGACCGCCGACGCCGCCGACCGGCACCGAGAACGTGCCATCAGGCGCCCACTTGTTAGTTGCAAAAGTATCTGTGCGGATGCTCCAGGCCGAGCCGGCGGTAGTAAACGCGATCAGATAATCAACGCCGCCGATCGGCGCGAAAAAGTAGGTCGTGATGGTCTGCGGAATGCTGGTGCTCATGCCGATCGGCGCCGGGATGTTGAGATGCTTGTTGCCGGCGATCGGCTGCAGGTTTTCTTCCCAGGCAAGCTCGCGCTCGCTCAGACCAAAGCGCAGGCTCTGCGTGTTTACCTTTTCGAAGTTCTCAAAAATGATGAACTTCGACGCGGCGCGCTGCGTGGCTCCGGGCGGCGGCATCAGGTCTTTCCCTCACGCGGCGGCCCGAACGGATCAAGTGCCTCGCCTGGATGTCGCGCCAGCGGCGAGGCCTGCGATTGGTCAACGGCGAGCGGTGACGGCATTTGACCTCTTAAGCCAACGGGCTTATATTGACACCATGGCCAAGATGACCCGCGAAGAAGAGAACCGCTTGTACCGACGCCTGGACGAGGGCGTTGCCAAGCATGGCATCACATTCTCTCGTCCTGGTGTTCCTGTAGAACCGGGACAATCAAAGCAACCGCCGGCAAAGCCGCGCCCTTCTTCAAAGCGGCGAACAGGCCGGTCAACCCGTCCCGATAAATGATCTCACGCGCCAGCTGCACATCCTGGCGCACCGGTTGACCCGTGGCTTGGGCAACGGCTGCGTCAGCATCGAGCTTTTCGAGTATCCGACGACGCAACGCTATGTCTCGATCAAGCTTGCCCAATGCGGCCGGTGCGTCTGGATCGGAGAGAAACTTCTTTAACAGCCGCGTGGCTGCTCCCGAGCCCTCGCCTGCTCGCCAAGCTTCCTCATAACCCAAGTAGCCGGATTGCAGCTTGACGCGATCGGGCACGGTGCCGGTGATATTCTGCACCGCCTCGCTCAAGCCGCCATATTGCTTAAGCGATTTAGTCAACGCCTTCGGATCACCGCCGGCAAAATTTGTCAGCATGGCACCACGTCCATAGTCCACCACGTCGGGCAGACCGTGCTGCGCACCCACTGCCCGCAACTGACCAATCTGCTGGATCGTCAGCGGCTGGTCCAATTCGACAAACAACGAAGCGGATTGGCCCTTTGCCTGACCAAAGATCGGTTTCGACCATGCGCCAGCGTTTTGCACATCCACGTAAGCGCGCAAACCCTCGGCAACATTCATCAGCGCGCGCGACGCAGGATCGACCTCACGTTTGCCGGCCTTGCCGACATGACCAACCATCGGCCGCGCCACCAAAGCAGGATTGGTTTCCAGGCCGAGCGGCCCCTCAAAGACGCCGGTCGCCGGCACGGTCGGACGATCGTAGACGCCGAGCGCACCGTAGATGACATCGTGCCCCTGTGGATCGGCCCAGGTGAATTGCGGATCAAACGCTACCTGCCCGGTGCCGACGCCGGGCGTGATTTCGTGCGTGCCGAATGCGGTATATTTCCCAAAATAGTCGATGTAGGTCTTGGTTGCTTCCTCGGCGGCGCGCGCCCGATCCCAGCCGAACTGCTGCATCAGGCCTTCAGTCTTGCGAAACACCCAAGGCGCCGCCTGAATCTCTCCAGGCGTCCAATCGGTGCGCCCGCCGAGCGCCTTCGCGTTCGCGCGATCGACGGCGAGCACGGTTTCCGTATCCATGAACGCATGCTGTTGCGCGGTCAGCGCACTATTCCACGGCTTGCCTTTCTTGGTGTAGCCGAGCGCACGCGCATGCCAGATGTCGTTGGTGCCCGTGGTCGGGCTTTCCTTGGTCGGATCGAGATGACGTTCGTACACACCGGTCTTCTTGCCAAGCTTGATGTCTTCTTCCGCCTCACGCGCTGTAGTGTAGGTGCGCGCCTGCGCGCCGGTGCGAACTTTTTCAAGCGGCACTCCAGCTTCATAGGCAGCGTGCCCCGTCAACACGTAACCAAGGTTGACGTCAGGCGTGGACTGCGCCGACCAGAGCGCCTTTTCCTGCGCCAGCAGACTCTGCCGCGCGGGATCGGCACCCGCCATTTCGACAACGCCGGCATGCGCGCGCTGATACCAATTGGCACCAGCCAATCCTTGCTCGACCTGTGCGTCGAAATCAGCGCGCATCTTCGCCAGATCGGCCGGCGTCTGCACCCACTCAGGCGCACCGACATAGCCACCCTTTGGCGACGGCAGGATGTGTGCGTCAGTCTTGGCAATCGCGATCGCTTGATCCAACGGCATTTCACGCAGACTGACTGCAGTGATCGCCGGTTTTCGCGGTAGCCGTGCTGGACCGCTGCCAAGGCCAGTGGGCCGTCCCGGCATAAGCGTCGAGCCTGCGAGTTCCAGTGACGGCGAGGGGTCCCACGTAGGATCGAACCGCCGCGCTTTTTCGCTTTCCATCACAGTGCGCAACGGCAAGTCCTGGGTGGCATATTCCCATGCGCCCACGGCCTTCTCGGCAAACGTCGGGCCTTGTAGCACTGGCGGTCGCGGCCAACCGGATGATGGCGTGATCGGCGCATTCTGCGCAGCGAGTGGATTCTCTTGCGAAGGGTCAGCCGCGAATGGCGAAGGCATGCATCACCTTGCCACCCGGCGCTGGAATGTCCGGTGATACGGGTTCGGGATGCGCGCGCCGCCGGCACCGACGATAATCTTCGGCACCCGCACCGAATACAATTTCAGCATGTACTCGGCCTGTTCGAAGTTCTGCAGCTTCGTCAGGCACAATTGCGCCGCGTAGTATTGCACCGCGTCGTTCCACGGCGGCCCCACGGAAACATCCAGGTCGGTCAGATTGACCAGCGGCACCGGCATTGCCAGCACGTCCCACTCGCTGACGTACGGCTGGTCAGGCGGCGGCTGGATCAGAACATTTCCCGACTGTTCGTGAATCGTCCAGATCAGTGCCCGCTGGTTGAACGTGAGCAGCGACCGCATGTATGCCTGGAATAATGTGAACCCTCTAAATTTGAGCATGTAACGCTGGTTGCCCCAAATATAACTAATACTAATAACATTGAACACGCTGTTGAACATGATCGCCTGCGCGGTCGCGCCGGTGCCGCCGCCGCTGTCGGCGATGGTGACGGTCGGCAATGGCGACAGCAGATAGCCCTGCCCCCATTGGTTCATGTTGATCTGAGTGACGACGCCGCCGACGATCACCGGCACCGCGGTGGCCAGGACGCTGCCGGCGGGACCGGCCGAGAACGTCACTGTCGTCGCCGCCGTGTAGTTGGCGCCGCCGGTCAGAACGTTGGCACCCACCACTTGGTTGTTGTTGCCGTTTGAGCCGATCAGCGGATAAAGCTCCACCTTCGGGATCACCGACACCGGCATGTAATTGGCCATTAACGGCGCGTTGAACGGCGGCGCAAGGTAGAGCACGCGGGTGCAATGGAAATCCAGCGCCACCGCGTTGCGCGCGTTGTTGATCGCGTTTGTTAGTTCGGCCTGGGAGAAATCGGCATTAGTCTGGTCATGGACCAGAAACTGGACCTGCGTGATATAGTCGGACAGCAGCATTCATTTTCTTACTTCGACCTGCGTGACGACGTCGGCTCGGCATGCGGCAGTTCGTGGGCGGCCTCGGGCACCTTCTCGACCTCCGGCGGCGCGTCCTCGATGATGCGCACTTGCGCGCGCGGCGCGATCTCGGCGATCGCCTTCACCGCCGCCTCTGCCGCTTCCTTGAACTCGAACTCGGTCACCACGATCATGTCGGCGGGTGGCGGCATCGAGATGAGCACGGCGTACATTGGCGATCTCCTTAAGAGCGCAGCGAGGCGTTGACCCGCGCTTGTAGTTTCTCATAGCGCTGAGCGATCGAGGACGGCTCGCCCGGCAGCTGCGGCTGCGGGTCGGCCGGGATCGGCGCGTTCGGATCGGCGCCTTCCTCGATCACCTTGTAGTACACCGGCTCGAGCTTGATCAGCGCGCCCATGCGCTCGGCCAAGGTCCGGCCGCTGTCGTCGCGCGCCAGATGCGCGGTCGAGTTCCAGCCCTGGCGCTTGCCGACGTAGCGGGTGATCTCCTCGACGCTGGCGCCGGGATGCCAGCCGAATATGTGCGCCGCGGTTTCCAGGTCGAAGATCTTCATCTCCCCCGGCTGCAGCGAAATCGGCACGCCGTCGTAGCGATCGCTGTAGACTTGCTGCAGCCCGTTGGTGACGCGCACGCGGGCGATGCGTTCGTCGGTCATCACAGATACCGCGGTTGCGAGCGGAAATTGGCAATTGCCGGCACTGCCGGCAACACCAGGGTAGCGGTCGGCAAGGTGCCGCCTTGGGCGCTGGTGAACGCGATGGTCGGCGCGCCGGTGATGTAATAGGAACCCGGATTGACGATCACCAGCCCGGTCAGAGTGCCGGCGCCGACCAATGCGACGGGGGTGAGCAAGGTGCCGGTCGTGACGCTGGTGTTCTGGTTGCCCGGCGCGGCGTTGTTGGGATGCACCAGCCCGGGCGGCGGGATGGCACCAGCTGCCACGCCAAAAGCGCCCGAGCCTTGATACAGGTTCGGTTGCGGCAGCACCCAGAAGTTCGGCGTGGCGACATAGCCGGCGCCCGCGGTCTGCATGGTGATCGAGGCGATGCCGCCGCCGATCGAGGCGAGCACGGCGGTGGCGGTTGCCTGAATGCCGCCCAGCGGCGGCGGATCGATCGCGATCAGCGGCGGCACCAAATAGCCGGTGCCGGCCTGGGTGATGGTCGGCGCCGCCACCGCACCGCCGACGATGGTCTGCAAGGTCGCGGTCTGCGCCGCCACCGCGGCGGTCTGCGTGCCGCTGACCGTCGCCGCCACGCCATTGATCGCAGTACCGATGCCGCCGGTGCCCAAGGTCGCACCGGCGCCGGTGATCACCGGCGCAGCGGTCACCGCGCCGGTCAGATTGAGTGCGCGGTAATTGTAGCCGTCGCTGTTGACCTGATCCTGCGTGCTGGCGGCAATCCACAGCCGCCATGTCAGTTCCACCGGGTCTAGTACCTGCACGATCGACAACGGGTCGGTCGACACCAGATAATTCCCTTGCGGGAAATAGAACATGCTGCCGCTGGCCAGCGAGATGCGATTCATCCCCTCGGCGACGGCGGGGATCGGCAGCGGGAATGCGCCTCGAATTTGCGGCATGGTGCGGCCCTCAGATGTTCAGGAACGACAGATTGTCAAATTTCCCGTGCGCCTTGCATTTCACGTTGACCAGTTCCAGCAGCGAGAGGATGGCGCCGACGTAGCCCAGCTGATTGTTAGGAAGGGTGCTCTCGAAACCGGTAAACGAAAACGCCGCGCGGTCGTGCAGGAACAAGGTCAGGTAGTTGGTGTTTATCAGATAGAGCACACCCTCGGGGCAGTACGGATCGGCATAAAACGGCACGCCGGCGACATCGAGCGCGCGGAACAGCGCCTCTTCCGGCTTGTCGGCGCCAAACGCATCGCCCGGCGAAACCAAGTAGCGCTCGGAACTTGTGAAGTCCTGCGCGAGAAGCGTCCAGGTCCCGAACCCCATCAATCCCAAGGTCGGAATCTCGCCCGTCGTCTTCGACACTTGCGCGATATACTGCAGCATCAGGTTTCTGGTCGGCGTCGTCGGCGAGCCGTTATGCACGTACACCGATTTCCAGAACGCCGAGGTGGTGCGCGACACGCCGCCGTAAGTAACAAGGAACGTGCCGTCGTCGATCGCGCCCGGCAGTCCTACTAATTGTTGGTTGTTGCTGATGTTGTTGAACAGCGCGGTGGCGAACTGATCGATCGTGACGTTGGTGCTGTCGTTCATGCGCGCCTCGATCAGCGGCACGATCGAGTAATCCAGCTGCACCAGACCTTCCATGCCGAGGAAAGGAATCGTGGTCACGAATCCTTTCAAGTTAAATTCCGCGTTTTGGATTCCCGGCTGCACCGCCGGCTGCGAGAACGAACCTGAGTAATCCACCCATTGGCCGCTCACCATCGGCGTGCCCTGCAGCGGCACCGTGACCGGCGACAGACCGCCGGTTGCTACTTGCGCGCTTCCTAACAATGCCGAGATCGACGGCGCCGATTTCCAAATTTGCACATAGACCTTGTTCATAAAGGCGCGTCTGACAACACTTGTTAGTTCCGACGCGATGGCACCGCTAGCCGGAATTATGCCACTACCTAGCTGAGGCATGGAGTGCTCCTATCAACCGCGTCGTTTGTGCATCAGTTCGGCGATCACCTTGTGCGCCTGATCGTTGGCCATCTTGGCCGGGTTCTTCGCCCAATCTTTCAGTTGCGGGATTTCCCAGCGCTGGCCGTGCGCGATCGGCGGCCCGCCGGGATCGCCCGGCTCGACCGGCGGCAGCGTCGCGGCATACAGCGTGGCGCCGTCGTCGTAGTCGTGCATGCCTTTCTTCGACATCAAGTCTTCGATCTTCTTGATGTCGTCTTCGCTGTACTTGCGGCCGGCGCCGTCGGGCCCGCCGGTGAGCAGGCCGGCGCGCTGTCGGTTCATGCGCGCCAGCACTTCCTGGCGCTGGTGCTCAAGCTCGCGGTCTGCTTGTTCCTTCTTGAACGCTTCGAATTTGTCGTCCTGCTCGATGTCAGAAAACGCAGCCGCGTGCGGGCTGTCAGGCTTGGCTTCGCGCACCATCTCTGCCGCCTTGCGGCGCTGCTTTTTGTCGTGCGCCAGTTCCTTGAACAGCACGCCAAGCTCGACGGCGGTCTGCATCGACAGCCCGCTGCGCGCCAACATTTGCTCTATCGTTTCGGCCATGGCTTAGATCGGCTTGCCTTTCTGTGACGAAGGACCGCCGCGCTCCAACGTCGGGCTACCGATGTCGTAGGTCTTGCCTTTCGGCTTGGTCCATTTCGGCGCGCTGGCGAGCCCACCCCAATGCGTGTACTGGGGCGGGTTGCGGAAAATTCCTTCCTCCATCGCGCGCTTGCCGAGGTCGGCCTTACTGCCCTTCTTCGGTCGCAGATAATCGGTCATCGATCGCTCCTATGCTGCTTCGGCGCCAGGACCCATCGCCGCTGGTGGCATTGGCGGCGGCGCGCCAGGACCGGCGCCGCCGGCACCGCCGGCCATGGCGGGCGGCGGGGCCGCGCCGGGCGGCCCCTGTCGAGCTTGCTGCCCGAGCACGGCCAAGCCCGCCGGCACCATGTTGGGGCCTTCCGCTCGGCCGAACAGCGGATTGAGCGCGCTCACCGCGCGCAGGATCGCCTGCTGCTCCTTCGACCCGGCCTCGAATGCCGAGGAGGTTGCCAACAATCCGGGGATCAGCGATTTGACGGTCTGGATGGCGGCGGCGCGGCTACCAGCGCCGGCGCCGGGCGAGAGCATCGGCGAGGCGCCGGGCCCGCCGGGGCCGCCGATCGGAGACTTGGGAACGGAGGGCGGTGCGCCTGCGGGTCCTGCACCCGGCCCGCCCGGCGGTGTTGGCAGCGCATCAGGCATCAATCAGGCCCGCGTGCGCCCTTCGCCGTGAGTAATAGTCCGGTTGCGTGTTAAGCACAATAGACAAGCCCCCGCGCGGTCCCATCGACCGGGCGGGGGCTGTGCAACGCGCGGTGCGTGAAGGGCGTGTTGGTGCCCGCGCGAAACGGTTCAGCGTTTGCTGCGGCGACGGCCGCGACGGCCCCTACGCTTGTGCTTCCGAGCCATTTGCTTTTCTCCTTACCTTTCCTGACGGTGGCGACCCGCCACCCGGGGTCTGGGCCCGCATCGCTTGGGCGATTGCCGCGCGACGTTCGCGAGCCCGTAGAGCGTGGATGAGATTATCTCTGTTTGGTGGATTGAGCAATCTAAGCAATGCCTCACGATCGATGGCCTGCGCCTTGTAGAGAAAAGCAGTCAGTTCCTGCGTATCGTCCCTGAATAGCGGCGAATGGCTGTGACCCGCCACGCGCAAGGTATAATCGGAAACCATGTTGGCGTAGTAGAACGGATTGCCGGGCCGGCCGCCCTCTTGCGGATCGGGCGTGATCGGATCGTCGTTATTTCTCATATTCAATTTGAACGTCAGGTCACCCATGCGCACCAGCGGTTCCTCCAATCTGGTCGCCGCCTTCTTGATCCTGCCGCTGCCGGTCGATGCCGCTTCCTTCGCCTGCCCCTTACTCCTCACGCCGGGCGCGCCCTTGCCCATCAAGATGTCGGTGAGGCCCGAGGCTTCCATGAACAGCGCGCCGATCGCCTGATAGTCGGCAAAAATATCCGGCGGCATCTGCGGATGCAGTTCGTTGACCGAGGCCTGCGGCAGCTGATCGACCACCCAGCTGTCGGCACCGCCGAACGCTTCCGCCTTTTCGTCGGACAAGCCGAGGAACCCCGACATCACCCGCGGCGGATAGGCTTGCCGCTCGAGGATGTCGTGTATCTGATCGAGTCGTTCGTTCGACCACATCTGCAGCGGGATCAAGCTATCGATATGCGCCTTGCCCCAGAAGTATTCGTAGATCGGGTACGGCGTGATCTGCACGAACGGATGCTCGCGCGGGAAGAACGGATTGCTGTCGGTGTTGTAGAACTGGCGCATCTGCTCGCGCTGGGCGGCGAAGCCGCCGGCATTCTTCAACGCGGCGATGGTCTTTTTCGAATCGGAGAGAATGATTTCGTTGTCCATCATGAAGAACACGCGGTAGTCGCCGTGGCTGTCCTGGGCGTCGTCGTCCCACACCCATAGCTCGCGGAACGCCACCAGCGGCCGATCGACCTCGGCGCGGTAGGACGGGCGGGCGATGTAGGAAGGATTGACGCTGCCGGTGACGTTGCCGGAAAGGTTCTCACCCGACGTGCTGCTGATGATCATGCGGGTGATCAGTTCGGGGAACGGGCTGTCGAACGGCGTGTTGACGACGTTCAGGTCCTTGATGCGGTCGGCGAGGCCGGCGCGGATCAGCCGCTGGCAGGCCTGATCGTAGTCGATGTGGTAGGTGTGGACGAACGCCTGCTGCTCGCCGAGATCGCCAAGCTCCTCGGAGAACACGCCGAACTGCCACGGACAGATCAGCTTGCAGGTCGGTTCCTCATGCACGTCCGACCAGCCGACCTTGGCGACCATGGTGTCGTAGACCAGCGCGCCGATGATTGCGTCGCCGAAAATGTCGAACAGGTTGGCGTCGCGGCAGTCGGCGTTGAAGCTGTCCTGCGCGGCCAGATACTGCTTGACCTGGGCGTCGTCGGAGTTCAGCGGCGCCGCCAGCGCGAACTGGGCGTGATCGCTGCTGTAGAGAAACGATGCCACCAGATCGAGATGCGACTCGATGCGGTTGTAAATGATTTCCGCATCGCTGGCGGTTCCGAACAGAAAATACTGGCGGCGCCGTTCGTACAGTTCCTTGCGCGTCTTCGCCGACCCCATGCAGGTATCGACGATCCATTGCAGGTCGCGCTGCTGCTTGCGGGCGTTGTCGGCGATGATCATGGCTTGTGGCGCCCCTCGATGCGGGTATGGCCGCGCAGATCATTGGTGGCGGTGAACGGTGTCTGTTTCGCACTGAAGGCACCGCGGCTGTCGCCGACCCCGGTCTTGACCTTGAATCCGACATTGGGCGCCGGCACGCACACCGCACCGGGAGTGATTGGCGCCGAGAAGCCGGGTGCGAAATTCATGGTGCCGTAATTGCCGCTCGGCGCCGCCGCCGGAATTTTGGCGCCCTGGCCTTTCTCGCCGTGGCGCGCATTGGCGACATCGGGCAGTTTAAACGCATCGACCAGGGTGCGCAGTTCGCGGTCGATGCCGCTGCCGGCCGAGCCAACATGGCCGCCGCCGGGTATCCAATCGACCCGCACGCACTTGCAGCGCGGGCATTCGGGATAGCGCTCGCCGGATTCGAACTGATGGCCGCAGCGGCGGTTGAGGCACTGCCAGCTGCGGATGACGCCTAACGACATGGACCGCGCCTGTGCGGCCCTTCACGCTCACCCGGTATACCACGACCGGCAGTCGTTGCAGAACCACCCTTCGTCGGGGGTCCAGTACAGTCCCGGCTGGCCGCAGGCGCAGTAGCCGAAAAACGTATTTTCCGGTTGCGCGGCCGGTTCCAGCAGGCAGACAAATTCTGCGTCCGCCTTGTCGCAGCGATAGACCTCATAGCGGCGATAGCCGCGCTTGGGATCACCGGTAAACTCGCGTACCCAACGCTTGCGATCGGCGGAAGCAACGATTAGCGCATGGGTCAACTGACGATTGACGCTGAAATACAACGACGCAAGCTCGGGCTTGTTGGCACGATCGATGTTAACAGTCTGAAATGGAAAATCCTCGGCACAGGTAAAATCCAGGTTTCGCCATTTGACCTCGACGTGACGCCGCTGTGGATCATCGTCGGTCCAGACCAGCACGTCGCCGTTGTCGTGGAACAGGTGCCGCTCGACATACCCCTGCGGCACCACTTCCGCCTGCCAGCCCTGGCGCCGCAGATAGGCGGCGACGGTCGCACACGCCGCATCGGCGCGCTGCAGGTTGTTGCGGAACTTTATTTCCTCGATCTCGGCCGCGGTGAGATCAGGCATTGACCGTGATTCGCACCCGCTTGAGATAGTTGCTGATCACCCGCTCGATCGGCGGCGGGACGCCGTTGACCTCAAGCTCCTGGGCACGGGCGCGGGTCATGCCGGCGCTCTTGCACTTGGGCTGGCCCCAGGACGACCACGCCTGATAGGCGAACGCCGCCGCCATCACTCTATCATCTTTGGCATGGCCCTCGGCGCCGATATGGCCGGCGTCGTTGACGATGCGCCGGCATTCCTCGAGCAGCGCCACGCTGCGCGGGATCATGCGGTCAAGCTCGATGCCGTTCTTCATCATGTTCATCGCCCTTCTTTTTAAATCTTCCGTCGTGCGCCATTGATAGAGCGCCTCGCCGGCTCCCGGGTTGTCGATCCTTCTGTAGAAATAGTGCCGCATGTTCTTCAGTATGTTTCTGATGCTGGCATCCTCGCTGTCGGGACGAATCTCCGAGGCATGCACGCGCACTTTTTCCAGTTCATCGAACACCGCTTGGCCGGGCCCGTTAATCTCCAGGACGGGCATGCACCAGCGCTGCCCGTAATAGCCGCACAGATGTGCCAGCACCCAGGCGCACTGATAGGTCGACGGGCTGTTGCTGCAGAACTCGGCGACCTGGATCATCTGATCGGAGAATATCCGCCACACGGAAATCGCGGTGCGATCCGCTTCGTCGGAACTGCCGTAGCTGGGATCGCAGCCGACCACGTAGTAGCCGAGCGGCGAGGCTTCCTCCCAGACGCGCAGTTCGGCGCGCGAGTCGTTGATGTTGCGGATTTCGATTTCGTCGAAGCGGGTGGTCAGCTTGTAGCGGTACAGCTTGAACGGCGCGCGCTTGGCGTTGCGCAGGCATTCGGTCATCGATTCGACCGAGAAGAACTTCGAGCCGGTGGCCTGAAAACTATCGTCCTCGGTCCAGGGGAACTCCTGGTCCATGCTCGCCTGATCGCCGTCCTTCTCGGCGGCGAGATGCCAGCGATACCACGCGATCTGCTGCAGGCTCACTTCGAAGCCGTATTGCTCGCGCACCAGCCGCACGCGGCGCCGCTCCAGCGCGGAGAGCGCCGCGCCGTCCGGCACGTACAGCGGATAGAACGGATGGCTCAGCGCAATCTGGTTCCTTTCATCGCGCCACCAGCCGACGAAGATCGCGCGCTTGGTGGGATCGCTTTTTGCGCTTTCCCAAGTGTCCCACCAATGGTTGAAGCCGTTGGCGGTGCTTTCGTAGAGGTAGAGCCGGTGCGGGTAGCGCGCAGAAGTCTGCGACCTAAACTCCGCGAGATCCTCACCACTGCCATAGAATGCGCACTCCGTTGCATGCGAGAAGTTCACCGCACCGCCGCGGCCGAGGCCGCCCTTTCTGATTTCGCTGGTGCCGGCGATCAGATAGCGGAACTTGGATGCGTTCTTCAGGATCAGCAAATTCCTGTTATGCCGCACGTAGCGCTTGATGTACTGGGCCGGCGTTTCCGCGAAGAACACTTCCACCGCCGCGCGGAAATCGTCGCGCATGGTTTCCTGGTGGGCGATGAATGTTCCCAACAGCCCGGGATGCTCGAACGCCCAGAACATGTCGAG